ACACCCGACCCGGTCACCACGAACGGCATGTCCGCCTCGGGGAAGTCGTACAGCGGCCGGCTGAGCTGCGCCTGGATGCCGTTCAGGGTGACGGTGCCGTTGCGGATGTCCAGGTCCCGCGCCCTGGCCTGGTTCAGCTCGTCCTCCACCTCCAGGCCCTGGAACGTGAACGTCAGGTCGGCGGGCATCTGGAGGTAGGTGGTGGAGAGGTTGTTGAGGATCGACACGAGCCAGCCGAGCAGCGGCTTGATCGCCTTGCGGTAGGTGGTGTTCTCCTCCCCCTCCTGATGGCCCTTCCCGCCCAGCCCGTGGCGGGGGGGGAAGCCGATCTCGGTCGGCATCACGTCGAAGTGCACACACAGCAGCCGGATCAGATGCTCGTCGAAGTCCGGCTTGTACATCTCCTCGAACTGCTTCATCTCGACCGGGTCGAAGCCGCGGTTGAGCAGCTTGGCGCGCATCCGTTCCGCGTTGTCGCCGGCCAGCTCGTCGTTCAGGACGCTCTCGTAAGCGCGAAGATTATCCGGGGAGTAGTCCGAGTCGGTCCGCATCCACGTCCGCGGAGTGGTGCCCTCGTCGTACTCGTCGCCCAACCACTTCTGCCGCTTCGCATAGAGCGCGCCGGCCATGAGCGCCTGCTCGGTGTTGCTCATCCCGTAGGGGGTGAACGTGCGCCGCACCCGCGGCCGGTAGACGAGCTGGTCGGCGCCGTACTCCCCCTCCACCAGGGTCGAGTCGGAGGCGGTGAACTCCCCGCGGGGGAAGCCGTAGAGGATCTGCTGGTAGGCGGGCGCGGGGGGCATCGGCCGGCCACCGCGGTAGTCAAGCAGCGGCTTGATCGTCGAGCCGTCGAGGATCTCCAGGGCGAACAGGTCACCACCGAGCGTCATCCGCGGGTAGATGGTGAGCGCGTCGAGGACGAAGTGTTCCTCCAGCGCCATGGAGAGCCAGTCGTCCCACCCGTCAAGGTTGACGGGGTCGGGCTGCTGCCAGAAGCGGACCAGCCGCTCGATATCGTCCTCGTATTTGTCGCGGAGGGTACGGGCGGCGCGGGCCTCGTTTTTCTCGTCGGTGGCGGCCATCACCCGGTTGAGCGCCTTCTGGTCGATGGTGATGTCCCAGTCGATGCTGACGAGCTCCGACTTTCGGAGTTCGATGCAGCGGCGGACCATGTCGATCCGGTCGGCGAAGTCCCGGAGGATCTTCCACTCGAGCAGCCGGCCGTGCTGCGCGGAGGTGTGCAGATTCCACGAGACCGGGTACTCGTAGCGGCGCGGCTCGGCGCGCTGCGTGCCGGGGCGGCGCGGGTCGAGCGGCGCGGGGTAGATCGGCCGGCCGGGGCCGAACGCGACCAGCGGGTCGGTCCTAGGGAGCGCGGCCTGCTGGTCGCCACGCGCGCCCGGCATCGCCGGGGTGGTCGCCGTGGTGGTGGCGGTGCCGACGGGGAGCGCGCCGAGGCCGGGCACGCTCGCCTTGAGCAGCTCAGCGACCTGTTCGGCGAGCTGGGCGGCTGGGGGCTGGCGGCGGCGCAGTTGGAAGCGGGGCACTACCGTCCGACCTCCGAGATCCAGTAGTGACTGAGCGGGTTTTGGCAGCGGTGGCGTAGCTGCCGCCAGGTGCCGTCGGCGTCACAGTTCACGCAGCGCCAGCGGAGCCGCCGCAGGCGCAGGCGTAGGGGGAGTTGGCGCAGAAGGCGGTCCAACGATCAGCTCCTACTGCTGCCGGCGGGGCAGCGGCGGCATGTAGTCGAACGCGAAGTGCAGTGCCCACAGTGCCAGGCCGAGCTCGAACAGGTTGACGCCGCTCGGGTGGACACCGAAGGCGTGCAGCGCGATGAGGAACGCGGCGAGGACAGCGAGCATGGCTACCTCCGCTTCCGTCGTGGCAATGCGACGAGCCGTCGGTTCTTGCCGAACGCCCACACGTACACGCCCGGGTGGGTGAACCAGCGCCGGTTGGCGTAGTACAGCTTGAGCCGTGGGCCACGGTGAAGCGTGTACATCGGACTCGACATCAGCTCTCCTCGGTGAGCTTGTGGCCACACTTGGCACAGGCCGGGGTGTCCTTCCTGTTCGGCGTCCCACAGGTCGGGCACGGCGGCGCCAACGCGGCCAGGTACGCCCGCGCGCTCGAGTGCTCCATCAGCTCCGACAGCGCCCACACCAGCGCGTCCATCCGGTCCGGCGACTCTCCCGAGTCGGGGAGCCACGAGCACATCTGGTCCTCGAGCTGGTCGAAGCTGCCCACATGGTGGACGCGGCCCTGCTCGTACAGCGCCGCGATCGGCTCGGCGCGGATGCGCTTTCCCCTGGTGGCGGTGACCTTGAGGAACGGCACCGTCGGCCGGACGGTGCGGAGGGTCGCCTCGACCATGTCGCCGCCGTTGTTGGCCTCCGCGACGACCCGGTCGGCCTTGTGGTCGTCGAGGGCGAGCACCGCGCGCTCCGCCCACCCTTTGGGGGTGAGCCGGCCGGACCGGTCGGCCAGCACGTAGCCGTGCCCGTCGATTCCGCGTGCGGCGACGACGATGCCGGTCTCGTCGGAGTCCTCACCGCTGGTGACCGCCGGGTCGACCGCGACAACGACGCGGACCAGTTCCGGCGCCCGGGCGGCCCGCAGCTCCTCGATCCTGCCGAGCTGCCAGAGCGCGCCCTCCACGTCCTCGAGCAGCTCCGCCTGGAGCTCCTGGCGGCCGATCCGGGTGCCCTCGTACTGGGCGAGGATCTGCTCCCGGAAGGTGGGGGCGAGGTTATCGAGGTTGTCGTACGTCGACCCGGTGGTGAGGTGCACGTCGGGGCGTCGGCCCTGGCGTCGGTCGCCGTGGATGAACAGCAGGTCCTTGATGAGCTGGAGCGGCTTCGGCGTCCCGGTAAGCATGACCCTGGGGTGATGGCCAAGGCGTAGGCCGAACAGCAGGTTGCTCCAGGTCGTGTCTTTTGCGGCACCTTGGCTGGCGTCCAGCCACTCCGCCGGCTCGTCACCCCACGCGTAGTGGTGCTGCGGGCCGCGGAGGCTGCCGGGCCGTTCGCTGGAGAACACCTTGAGCCGGCTGCCGTTGTCGAGGTGGAGCTCCCCCAGTGACCGGTTCCACGCCTTCTCGCGGACACCGCCACGGAGCGCGGACGGTGGCAGGACCGCCAGCAGCCCCGACTCGCCTTCGACCATCGTGTCGCGACCGTCGGCGAACTTCGCCGCGATCAGCGCGCCACGCGAGCCCGGCATCTGCTGGGCCTGCTGTTTGGCCCACTCCGCCCCCGAGCGGGTCTTCCCGAACCCGCGGCCGGCCAGCATCAGCCAGATCAGCCAGTCCCCCAGCGGGGCGCGCTGCGCTGGCCGGGCCATCTGCTCCCACGGGTCGCCGCCTGGCAGCGCGCGGAGCAGCGCCTCGGTGAACGGGTCAGGCTGCGGTGAGGTGTCGGCGTACGGCGTCGTAAGCACGCTGCTGCTGCTCACCGCTGGCCCCCATCGCCTCGATCGCCACGCGCAGCAGCCGCCCGACCAGCTCGCCTTGCCGCTCGGCGAGCTGGACCTGCCGCTCGGCGAGGCCGGCCGCCAGGGCGGCGCGACACACCTGCACGAGGTGGGCTCGCTCATCCCGGTACATCTGCACCCAAACGCTCGCCCGCTCCCACGTGGCGCCGGATTCGCCGGTGGCGTACTGCTTCAGCCCATGCTGGTCCAGGTCGCTGACCAGCGCACCGAGGTAGGCGACGTGGCCGGCGGTGCGGTGGACCTCCTCCAGCAGCGCGTCATCGGGGGCGATATCGCGAGGCAGCCCGTAGGTCTGGACGGCCCGCTCCGCCTCGGCCTGCTCATCGCGTCGTTTGACGGCGGCCTTGGCCTGCGGAGCGGACCCACCGTGGTGGCGACAGACCCGCTGTCCGCGCATGGACCGATGCGTACACCGTTGCGCTGTCGACTTCGCAGTGGCGGTGCACTGCCGCGCAATGGGGTCGGCAGTCATCGTGCGAGTGCCATGGGGTCACCGCGTTGTGTGGGATCGGCCTGGTGGGCACAACTCACCCTGCCAGCATGGAGTCTAGCCGGTCCTGTCAATAGCCCCCTCCTGACCTGCGGAAACATGCTTTTGTCCCGATTCAGAAAGTGCGCGTTGGAGCGTGGCGAGGTTGTAGCGGACCTGGTTGTCGATGGTCTCGCGGAGCTTGCGGAGCCGCCGGACTTCGACGTCGGCGATGTGGGGTGGCACCGCGTCCCAGTCGATGCGGCCGGCGACGGGGTCGCCGCCGCGCTGGTAGGTGCGCAGGTCTGCCTGTCCGGAGCCGATGGCGGCGGCGTGTTCGGCGGCCAGGATGCGCAGGTCGAGTTCGCAGAGGGCCTGTTCGACCCGGTCGGCGAGCGGGTGGGTGTGGGGCTGCCGTGGGATGTGGAGGCGCAGCCCGGTTGCTTCGATGGCGTCCAGGAGGCGGGTGATGTGGCCCTCGGGGGTGTCGGCGATCTGCTGGTCGATGAGTTGGTTCCAGACGTGGAGCATGACCGTGGCGGCCAGCCGGCGGGCGAGCTGGTGGGCGGCGGTGATGCGGCGCCTGGTGGGCACGGGTGCCTCCTGGAGGGTGTCTGCGGGGGTTTCTCATGGCTTGGCGGTTGCCCCGAATCCCCACGCCTCCCCACCCCCCCCTTTATAGGGGGGTGGGGCGTGGGATCGGGCGTGGGATGCGTGGGATCGACCGTGGGATCGGCGCGTAGGCTCTGAGCTGCGAAGACTAGATTGGCCGTGAGGTGCCGTGTGTCACGTCCGGCGGTTTGAGAGGGCGATCGTGGGATGCGTGGGATCGACCGTGGGATACAGGGATTGTCAGAGTCGCGCCGTTTGGTCATGGCGCCTCCAGGTCGACGATCGGGTGGTAGGTCGCTGGCGCGCCTGCGCTGCCGGACCGTTTCGCGGCGCCTGGTTGGAGCTTGGCGAGGCCTCGGCGGACCAGGCTGTCGAGGCGCCGGCGGGCCTTCTCGATCTCCTTGGGCTCGGGTGAGCGGCCTTCGACGTCGAAGAGGAGGCGGGCGGCGTCGGCGGCGGTGAGGCCTGGCTGGAGGCGTAGCAGGGTGAGCAGGTCGACGCCCTGCTGGATGCTGATCGACCCGGTGGGCGCGTCGTGGAGCAGCCGCATGGGCCCGACTTCTTCGGCGGGCTGCTTGAGGTGGGCGAGTTCGACGATGGGGTCGCCGGGGTCGCCCCAAAGGAGGATGACGGAGCCGGCGCCGGCGGTGAGCCACACCGACCCGTACACGTCGGCAATGCTGCGGGGCCGCTTGTTGTCGGCGCCGGCCTTGCGCTGATGGTGCAGTTCCAGGAGTTGTATTCCTGCGGCGAGTGCGGTCTGGCGGGCCTGGTTATAGCGCACGCCAATTTCGTCTTTGACGAGGTCGAGCGCGCCATCTTTTAGGCTGTCGATTATGACGGTGTCGGCACCATGGCGGCGTGCCAATTGGAGGATGGTTTTGGGCTGCTGGGCGAGGTCCTGCTCGGGTGGGCCGGGCCAGACGACCAGCCGCTCGTCCAGGAGGGCACGGTCAGCCTCGTCGACCATGCGGCGGAAGGAGCGGGCGATCTGCTGTGGCCGGTCGCACGCCAGGTACAGGATGCGGCTGGTGCAGGGGGTGACGGGGAGGCCCAGCAGCTGGGCGGGGCCGATGCCGATCCTGGCGAGGACCAGGCGCTGGGCGAGGGTGGATTTGCCGACGCCTTGGGGGCCGACGAGCATGAGGGCTTCGCCGGCGGCCCAGCAGACCTCCTGCTCGGCACCCCAGATGGCGGTGGCCTGGTCCGGGACGTCGAGGATGAAGCGGCCGCCGTCCTGGGCGCGGTCGCCGCCGGGGGTGGCATGGGGCCTGGCGGTGCCGAGCTGGGCGAGGAGTTCGAGGGCGATCTGGTGGGCCTTGTCGGGGTCCAGGCCCTGTTCGTGGCCGAGCTGGGTGATCCTGTGGCCGGCGTCGATGAGCCGACGGGCGGCGGCCGCAGTGGCGACGAGTTCGGTGTAGTGGGCGTGCTGGGCGACGGTGGGGACGCTTGAGACGAGGGTGTGGATGAACGGGTGGCCGCCGACGTTGGCGAGATCACCGGCGGCCAGCAGGTGGGCGGCCAGGGTGATGGGGTCGACGGGGCGGCCGGCGGCTTCGAGGGTGGCGATCGCGTCGAAGATGGTGCGGTGGGCTGGCCGGTAGAAGTCGGTGGTGTCGAGGGTGACCAGGGCGTGTTCGAGTGCGCCGGTGTCGAGGAGCATGGCGCCGAGCACCGCCTCTTCGGCTTCGAGGTGATGCGGGGGTGGGCGCTGGTGGTCATCGGGGGGCACTGACACCTCGGGGACCGGTCGTTGGGGTAGGCAGGTGCGTGACGTTGTCGGGGTGGGCGCGCATGGTGGTGAGGACCTCGTGGGCGGTGACTTTGCGATGCTCGCTGCCGGCCCATTCGAGGCGGGCGTGTTGGGGACAGGTGGTCCAGCCCAAATTGCAGTCCAGGCAGCGCCCGTCGGGTTGGAGACCGCGGGTCCACCAGCCGCAGCCAGGGCACTGGAGGAGGGCGCTCATCCGGTTACCTCGGCGAAGGTGAGCTGCCGGGCGCGCGCGGCGGCCGCCGTGGCGGCGGGGCTGAACCATAGGACCTCGGTACCGAGTCGACCCGCGTCGGTGAGGGACTGCCGCTCGACTCGACGCCAGCCACGGGCGTCGTACAGGTCGGCGTACAGGTCGCTCGGCCGACCTGAGAGCACGATCATTCCTCGGCGGGCATGCAGCGTTTCGGCGAGAGTGCGGTGCTCGGCTTCGGTGATCATCGGGTGGGCGTAGCGGCTGTGGAAGTCCGCTCCCGGGTCCCAATAAGGCGGGTCGACATAATGGAGGACGCCGGGGGCGTCGTAGCGGCACAGCACGGCCAGCGCGTCGTCATGCTCGACCTGGACGAGGCGCAGCCGGGCGGCGATGGCGTGGAGGTGGGAGAGGTCGGCGGCCTCGCAGTACGGCGGACTGCCGTGTCGAGCTGCCTGGTCGATGACGTAGCGCCAGCCCTGAACGCGTCCGCGCTCGGCGGCGCCCGCAGCGCCGGCGCGGCCCTGGTTGCTGAGGACGTAGAAGCGGCGGGCGTCCTCGAGTGGGTCGGTGTCGACCTCTCGGGCCTGCTCGTACTCGGCGCGGGCGTAGGGCGTCAGCTCGAGTGCCCGGACCAGCTCGTCGGGACGGCTGCGGAGCACGGTGAAGAAGTTGACGAGTCGGCCATGGAGGTCGTTCCAGGTCTCCAGCTTGGCGGAGGGCTTGCGCAGCAGTACGGATGCGGCGCCGCCGTAGGGCTCACAGTAGGCATCGTGTGGGGGCAGATGCGTGACGATCCACGGCGCAAGGCGCCACTTCCCGCCGAACCAGCGAAGCGCGGGGCGGGTGATCGGCGCCGGCTCAGCGTTCACGCCTGAGCTCCGGGTCCGCCTCGAGCGTGAGCTGCTGGGCGAGCTCACCAACCATCTTCGGTCCGCAGGTGGTGCACCGCGGTGTGGGGAGTGGCTCGGTGAGGGTGTGGCGGATCGGCTCCCGCCAGTCCCGGCCGCACTCGGTCTGCTCCGCGCCGACGCGTTCGAGGTGCCAGAGGGGGTGGGCGGGGCTGAGGCGGACCAGCCGCCACGCCACCAGCGCTGCGGCGGGGGCGTTCATAGCTTGCTCACCAGGTAGACGGGGAGGCCGCGCCGCTTGGCCTCGTCGGCGCAGTCCTTGGTGCCCTTGGAGTGGTCGAGGTGGTCGTGGAAGGCGACGACCAGGCGCTGGCCGTCTGCGGCTTGGAGGGCGTCGAGCATCTCCCGGTTGCGCAGCGGGCCGGCTGCGTTGCGGGGCTTGCCCTCGGCCTCCATTTCGTCCCAGCGGGCGTGGAAGACGCGGTGTGCCCAACCGGCGCCGCGGGCCAGGTCGAGCGCTTGGGCGTCGGCGCCGGCTGGGCAGTCGCCGATGAGTAGCTCGAAGTCGGGGAGGAAGGCGACAGCGAGGCCGCCGAGGGTGAGCTTGAGCATCAGCGGGTGCCGCCAGTTGCGGTCGCCGGTGACGGCCACGGTGAGCCGTGGGGATTGCTCTCCGCCGGGCAGCCAGCCGCATGCCAGCCGCCGGTCGTTGTCCTTCAAGCGGGGGCAGGCTGGCTCATGCTCGGCGGGATCGTCCACGACACGGGCACAGATGCAGGCTGGCCGGAGCACCAGGTGGCCATGGGAGACCATGAGCCGGTGGTACTCCTGGCGGCTGTAGGCGGGGGTGCCGCCGCCGGCCTGGCGCCACAGCTCGTAGGGGCCTGGCCGGTCGCTCATGCGGCATCACCCTGGGGCAGGCCGGCGGCTTGGGCGAGTGGGTCGCTGGTGGCTCGGATCTGGGCGACATGCTCCGGCCAGGTGTGCTTCAGATGTCGGCGGCACAGCGGGCAGGCGGGTAGGTTGATGCCGGCGACGGTGGGGAGGGTGGGGCCACCCCAGGTGGGCTGCTCGGCGGTCATCGCTGCACTCGGCCCTTGACCGTGATGACGTGCGTTCCGGTGGTGGGGAAAACCTGGAACGAGGCTTCGGCCGGGTCGGTGACGAGCAGCAGGTAGTCTCCGTCTGGGACATGCGTGGTCTCGGTGTCGCCGGTCTGCTCGTCGACGATGGTCACCTTGAGGCTCATCAGAGCGGCGCCTCGTCCTCGTCCTCGTCGGGGTCGGGGGTGGCGAGGGCGAGCTGGCTGGTGCCCACCCCGAGCATGCGGCGGACGCTCCACGCCTCCACGGGCAGGGGCGGCTGGTCCAGGCGGGCGGCCGCCCGGGCGGTCTCCTCGTCGACATGCTCGATCGAGTAGACCGCAGCCGGGTTGTAGTCGATCGTGCGGGCCTGCTTGCCGTCTTGGGCGGGGATGTGCAGGCGCAGGAAGTCGGTGCCGGCGATCTTGACCTCGCGCACACGGCCGGCGGCGGTCTGCCGGCCAAAAAGATCCAATTTCGCCCACGTGTCGAGCGGCTCGGGAATGATGGGGTCAGCGGTCGATGCGGTCACGGCGTTGCAGCTCCTTGGGGGTGACGGATGGTTCGAGCCGGTCATGTTCGGCCTTGGTGTGCAGCAGGCTCTTGGCGCACAGCGGGCACACGGGCATCTGCCGGTAGCCGCCGGGGGCCAGGCAGTCGCGCACCGAGCGGGTCCAGCCGTCCCAGTTGCCTTTCATTTCGGGCAGGGCGCGCTGGCGGAGCTCGCCGCCTGCGCATGCCCTGGCGCCGGGGCGCTTGGGATGCGGGTGGTCGCAGCGCCACACCTCACGACCCTTCACGCTCCCCTCGCGGAGCAGGCCGTGGAAGACCTCATGGACCTGGAGGCCGTCCCGGTGCAGCGCCGTGGTGGTGGCCACGTGCAGGACGGGGGCGGTCACCGCGACCACCACACATGCAGGGGAAGCGTGGGGACCAGGCAGACGTAGAGGTCGTACTCCCAGCGCAGGTACATGGCTGTCGCGTCCTGGCCGGCATAGGCGGGCGAGCGGTTCCAGTAGGCACCGACCCACAGATCACGGGGTTCGAACTCCACGCGGGCCCTCACCGGCGCCTGCCCTTCCATTCGGCCGCCGCCGAACATGTCGCATGGTGGTCGACGTAGGTCCTGACGACGCGGGCGATGAGTGCGGCGTCCGGGTGTTGCGCGCCGACGACAATCCCGTCGTCTGGCTCCAGCGTCGTGATC